TTCTCATTAGTCCACTCTTCTTTACTCATAGTAGTGTCTAATTTCACATCTATTTTCTTGACATAATCATAAAGCTGATTCCAGTTTACGGCTAGAGCATTAGGGTCTACTGGGTCTGGGAACGCCTCAGGGTTAAGTCTAAGGATATCTTCTCTAGTTCTGTCGTCTACATAAATAATGTCATCACCATCTTGTTCTGATAAGAATAAGTCTAGTGCTGATGTAACATATTGTCTTAAGAATTCCTCAAGTATATTCGTAACTTGCTGTATAGCATCATCTAGTCCTGCTTTCTGAGCCTGAGCACCAACACCAGTCTTAGATTCACCAATAGCACCCAGTGATTGACCTGGGTTCATGCCCATCATATTTTGTATCTGCTTAGTGATTTCTTCGCTAATCTTGGGGTATTGTTGAGCAGTAGATGTATCTAAGGTTAATAGTTGTATCTTAGCGTTAGGGTCTACTGAATTAATTACACCACCACTCTTAAGTGTTGTAGCTCCTGTAAATATACCACTTTTCACCATTGTGGGCTTGCTGTTATAGAGCCAAGTGCTGGCTACATTTTGTCGTAATGCCATCATGAAGTTCTGATTAGGGCTGGCAAGTCGTACTCGGCTATCACCATAAGGTGACAACTCAGCAGGGTCTATAACTAAGAATAGTGTGCGTGGGTAACCAAACTTAGAACGATTTGGGACTGTTCTTAACTTCTGGTTAATACTAGGGCTAAAAGAGCAAATATCTTCATCTGGGTTCGCAGAATAGCGAGTGATAATATCGTAAGTTTCAGCACCATCCTCAACCTTTGCTTGCTCCATAGGAGTTACGTACTCAGCATAATCAGATGAACCAGCACTATCTGGACCAATAGCTATAAGGGCTATTAGTGCATTAACATCCCACGTACTAGCAGTACCTTTTTTACGCTCAACACGCTCAATATTCTTTAGCTTACTAGGAGTCATCTTAGTACGAATATACCAATATGAGCTATGGCTACCATCTTGTGTGCCAGGCTCGATAGCGAAGTCATTAAAGTGTATAAGCTTGGGTATAACACCAAACTCACCGTACATCTTAGTCGCTGTTACCTGAAACACGTTAAAGCCACGAGATAATGCACCTCTACCGCCTAGCTGGAGTATGTTTACAAAGCCCTTCCCAAAGGTATTGGGGTTAAGTATCCTGTCTTGTACCAAGAATCTGCAAGTAAGAGCCTCTACGGTGCTCTCAGAGCCGTTTATGGCTGTTAAACAGCTTGGCACCTTCTTGGCAGCTGCACGCATTATGGTGCGTACTATGCCTGCTGTAGTAGTATCTCCTACATTAGGGTTCTTATCACTTGCTCCCTCGTATTGAGCATTTGTGATGGTATCAAGCCTCTTAAAGTCTCGTGTGGCTACATCAACTGATGCCTTACCTCGTTGCCACTCTTCTAGGTAATCAAATACTTTCTGGTCGGGGGTTATTTTATTAGTTGCCATAAGCTTATTTTAAACGATATCTCCAATTACACCAACATTAACACCTTCTGGGGCAAACCCTATTAAATCAAAGGAGGTGTTACTAAGGTTGGTTGTAATGGTTATTTTATATTCATTAATAATAGGGTTTGGTATCCTAATTCTAGCTCGTTTACGAATCTTCAGGGAGTTATTATTCTCGGCAGAAACGGGCATTGGAGTGCTCCAGTTCAATACCCTGTTATTCCAAGAACGATATACCAATCTAGGATTACCCCAACCTGATAATACAGCCCTATCTACAGCACCGTTAGTAAATGTTTTAGTTTTAGATTTAACTTTACCTTTTTGGTTGTAATAAGAGACAGTCAAATTAACCGTACCTATAAAGTTGGCTAGATATACAACACCTTGCGTCATTGCAAAGAATGAGTTTTTCTGACCGTTAAACGGCAACAGTGCACTATCTACTTGCATGGCGAATGGGATACTGTTGCCAGCACTATCCTCATCTTCTGCAACATAGCCCTCCACAAGCTTATAAAAATGAGCTCCCTCTCTGATATACATAAAACTGTCGCTATCTGGTGGTGATACTGTACCAATCCAATCAACAGGTAAGTCCCATATATACCATCTAGGTTTTTTATCGTTAGTTAAATCATAAACAAATATCTGATTATTGTAGTTATAGCCACGAGATGGTACGGCAAAACAGATTAAGTTGTTCCACGCTGTCGCTACAATCTTATCAAAGTCAGCCGACTTGATGGTTCTATAAGACTCTCTTATCTGTTCTGAAGCGATATTAGGAGATAATACATTCTGTAAATCTGCTTCTGTTTTTATAGATGTAATACCTTCGGAAGATGGGAATAATAGCTGGTTAAGATAAGTCACTACACCGTAAGAGCTATATACAGCACTAGCTCCTGAGTTAAGGTCGTCTGCCCCCCAGTAAGTCAATATGTTGTTGCCATAAGTAAGTGTTTTCTGGCTAACGGTCTGTTGCTTAGATACACCATCTGTACCTGAGAATAAAGTCAGTAGGGTTGGTATATTTTGGTTATTTCTAAAACCTACTACTGATGTAGGATAGTAGTTTGTACCATCTAGTAGTTTCAAAGATTGGGAGTCGCCCCCGAACGATATACCGCCACCAGTCACCACTGTAGGGAAGTATAGTGTATATGGCTCATCAGGGTTGCCGTACAGTACAGGTACGTTGTCAGCCATAGTAGCATTTTTAACCTTTACTCCTGCTGTAGTGTTAGCAGTTGGGGCAGAACTCAAAGTGATAGGGTCTGAACCATTATCTACTACGGTAGTATCACCAATCGGTATGTTAGCTTTGAGTAAGTACATGTCCCCTACCACTGGTGTAGAGCCTTGTAGTGCTACCGCTATATATAGGTTACGACTTGTAGCCCCTACTGGGGGTGTGTCGTTGAAAGATATTGTAAGATATTCTGTACCATCATCTTTCCAAGTAGCCCGACTTTTATTGACTGTCTGAGACAATATATTGCTTATATTTGTTTCTCCACCACCATTAGAGTTATAGGTGATACAGTAATAGATCGTTATGCCGCCTGCTGACAGTCCTGTTCTAGTAGCTGTTAGGGTGTTCGCTGGGTCAGTTACAGCTGTAAACTGAGTCATATTAAGTGTAGCTAGGTCTATATAGCGTAAAGTGTCTACACCGTTCATACATAGCAGCCAGTTACCCACACGTAAAAATGTAGTGATTACACCAGATGTAGTAGTGATTGAGTTGCTACCACCACAAGAAGTCCAAGCCGTATCGTTAGGTTGGCAATATTTAACATCTCCATCATCAGCTATAAAGTAGTAGAGTTCATTATTATAATAAACTGTGGATATCTCGCTATTAAACCCTACTGCATCTGGGAGCCAACGTCTTTTAACTAGTCTCTTTGTAACGTTACCATAGGAGTTGACCATAACATTACGCCCATAAGAGAACGAGTTGGGAGCTATGTTGTATTCGCCACGCTCATCTAAGCCTGCATCAAAAGACACTATCGGAGAGGGTGATACAATTGCTGCACCCTTTACTTTTACAGGTTGCCCTATAGCCATTTACCAAACTCCACCGACATAACCGAAGTTATCTCGTCTCATCTCATCAATCTCTGTAGAGGCGTTATTGATAGCAAGAGCCTTGTCTAGCTCATTCTTATACTTTTGAGCGAAGCTAGGGCTTAGAGATACCTTAGTAAGGTTAGCTAGTGAACTGTTCTTAGCTACGCCTAATACTGCTAGCTGTTTACTGAATAGCAAACCTATAGCACTGTCATCTGTTCGAGTAAGCCTTGGCATATATTGTATTACATCTAATACTATTTTTGCTCCAACCTCTTCTGGTCTAGGTGCACGAGATAAGACTATATTGCGACCTACAAAAGTAGCTCTGTTGGGGTTATCATACCTGTCATCTACCTGTCGTTGACTAGGTTCTACTAAGGCAAACTCAGCTACTGGGGTACCATCTACCATGAACTTTAAGTATTTATTTTGGTTGACTATTGGTGTTCTATATTCATCTGGTAACTCAAATGAATAAGTGGTTGTGTTATTTATTGTTGCCAATTCATAGTCATCTGTTCTTAGCTGGTTCCAATATGCCTCTGTCTCATATTCGTCTAACCATAGGTTAAACCCACGAATAAAGTCGTTCTGGAAAGTAGTTAAATCATCGCCAGTATCATCATTAGTTACCCCATTTATAGAGTAGTATGTGTCCTGGGCAAGGTCTTGGATTGTGTCTATACTAGCCATATTCTAATTATACCCTCTCGTACCAATTCTGTGCACTATATTCGGCATAGTTCTGCGTATTACGGGTACTCGTACGTTACCACTAGCCTCTGCAAGCGTTTCATAGCCCCTAACCTTCGGTGCGAATTGCCCACCAGACTTGAGTTGACCAAAATCGGTGCTGATTTTGTTACTACCACGACCACCAGAACCACCCCTGCCTCTGCCCTTAGAGCCTTTCTGTGAGTATTTTTGTTCAGAAGAATTATTTGTATTATTAGAAACGCCGTTCTTAGCCATCAATACATCTAGGTCCCAAAGCTTTTGGTACAACTCTGGGTCAGTATCAGCCAATTCACGCCATTCAGTAACACTGATACCTTCACCATTGTTTTTATACTTGGCAATCATATCATATGGTATTTGGTTATTTTTATAAACCTCACCACGCTTTATATCATCTTCGATACTCTTTAACTTACTGGGTGCAGTAGTCTTATCTTCTTCCATCAAGTCTCTTTTAAGCTTAAGGACTGCTAAGTTGGTGTCGTATTGCCCACGCTCTAAGTATGCTGTATCACTACTAGCAGATACACTTTTCACTAAGCCAGCCCGTAGGCTTTTTATATCGCTCTCATCTAGTGCTCTCCCTGATTTCAACTTTTTGTAAGCCTCAAGACCAGTATCTTTCAAAACCCCCTCCATGTTAGGGTCGTTAAGTAGACCATACTTATCTATCTGAGATACCTTATCTTGTATCTGTTGGTCTGATTCTTGTGACCGCTCTACTCCAGGCTGGTGCTCTTTTGTTGACGCACCTAGAACTGTCTCTACAGCGTTAGGGTGCTTAAATGGTTCTCCTTGACTATCAAGCTTCTCTGGCAACGTCATACTCATTTTTGGCAAACCTTTAATGAAGTTTTGAGTTGTTTGTTTGATAAGACTTGCTGACTCATCTGTCGTTCTTACTGTGCCATCTAGCATCTTAGCAACCTGTCTCAATAAGCCGCCAAATGGTGTTTGAGACGATGCAAGCATTGCAGCTTTTTGTGCAAACCAGTTACCTGTCTGCTCGCCGTTTAGAGCCTTACTAATACTTAATATATCGTCTACTGGTGTGGAGCTATCTATTATCATTTTACCTAAGCTTTTGCTAATATCGCCTATATCACCACCCTTTGAAATAGCGTCTATAGCAGTTGGCACAGCAAGGAATGGTATCGCAAAAGGTCCAAGTGTAGAGGGTATTGGGTACCAGCTGTCACCTATCTTGATACTATATTCACTCTTTCTCTCATCTTTCCAACGTGCCCGTGCATCTGGGTCACTAGGGTATCCAAGTGTCATATTGCCAGAATTATACAGTGCTGTACCGATTGCACTAGATATAGCCCCACTCTTAAGGTTTCTACCAGCTTGAGAAAGCTCTTTAGCTGCGTATTCTGTGTTTTTAGTTAGTCCACCCAAACCTGACTTAATAAGGTTTGGTAAGCCAAGAGTTGCCCTATCTACTCCTCTAAGAGCACTCCTAGTTACAACTGTAGGGTATCCAAGTAAGGTGTTCACAATACCTTTAGATAGGCTGCGGACAGCAGGCACGTTATCAAGGTTACCACTGATGTATTCTGCTAAATCATTTTCGAGCTTACCTCGTGCCTTGCCACCATGAGTCATACCTGCTAAAGCAGCCTGTTGGAGCTGCTCCATAAACGACCTCTGGTAAACATCATCTCCACCCTCGGTTAATCCCAGCCTATCTTCCGTAGCAAGAACCTTAGCCCTGTTTACCAACTCTTCGCCAGTGTAACCAGCTTTTTCCAATTTATCTTTATAGTGAGCCAATGTTTCACCCTCGGCAGTAGCTTTTAAGAAGGTGTCACCCAGGGTGTTACCTGCTGATGACCAACGCTTGGATAGGTTAACTGGGTTAAACTTACCTGGCAATATATCTGCCCTAAGCTTATTATCAAGCTTCCACTCAGCTAAACCATGCTTGAAACCACTAAGAGCACCCTTCAGGTATTTCCCACTTAGCTTCTGTCGTTCGGCAGCAACCAGTAAGTTATTTATAGCGTTACGCTCCATGACCCCTGTACTACTTAAGTTATTAGCGTTAGTAAAGTCGAACAAAGCTATGTCTACATCTTCTTCAAGTTTTCTAAGGAACTTAGCAGCTTCTTTTGATTTATCATTTTTTAGCACTTCCCGTGCTACTTTCAATTCATTAACCCTAGCCACTCTGTCAGTTTTTTCCATAGCCCTAGCCATATCATCTACTGCTTTAGCATTTGCTGATGAGGGTTGGCTTTTACTTAACTCAATCAATCTATTGACATCATCTCGTGAATCAGTGAAAGCTTGGTTGACTTTAGTGATTTGTTTTATTTGAGATTTTGATATTGAGCCTTCTGTACTATTGCCGTATAGCTTGCGAACAAAGCTGTTGGTTAGCTTTTCTGGGCTTTCTGTACGTCTAATAACTTTAGCTCTCAAAGCTAAGTCGCCACCCTCCCTCGTCCCTTGCTCAATGTTTTTTCTAGCAATAGCCCTATACAAATCCTCATCTTGCTTGCTGGGGTTTCGTTCCAGTAGTGCTTGTGCCTTGAGTGATGTATCATTATCCCAGTCTTTATTACCATTTTCTGCCAAAAAGTCTTTCATAGAGGTATTCTGTGTAGCCTCTCTGGCACCTTCCATACCAGTCTCACGGTTACGAACCTCGTAAACATTACCGTACTTACCCTTGGCAAACTTACCAGTAGCTGCGAGATTTTCTTGCCTATCACCAATATATACTGGTTTTTTACCTTCTATACTGCCCAGTATTTCAGCAGTCTCCTCTTGTGCTTTAGCATATTTTTTAGCAAGTTTTCGTTGGTTACGCTGTGAGTCCACCATGCGTTTGGTAATAATTCTGCCCTGAGAATCTACCTCTCCCACCTTGAGTGGTTTTTCAATAGGAATAGGATGAGGTTGCCTAGCAACTATCTCAGAAAGCTCCTTCTCTGGAGTGGTAGCGGTTGTAGCACGAACGGTACCAGGAGTTTCTGGCAAGTTTTGTGGTGCATTGGTTGCACCTTCTACTGGTATATCACGGACTTCCTTGACGCTAATCGGCGTACCATCTGGCGTAGGTGCTCGGTCAATAACGGTGTTCTCTTCTAATGCTTTTACAGCTTCTTTATGTTGAATTTTATTAAGCTCTCCATTAGCTAAAGCATCATCAAGAGCTTTACGCTCTTTGTTAATTTCTGATTGTGTAATATCATCTACTAAGCTAGGCTTTTTAAACCCTTCCACTCTTACATCTGGCAATCCACTCTGTGAAACATCTATTTCTGGCTCTCTACGAGCTTTTCGTATTTGATTAAGTCTTTCTTCTCCTAGATTTGGCGTTTCAGCATCACCCGCCACTTCTTTGATTAGGTTTTTATCACGATTAGCATTTCTGACTGCTACCACATCTTCGACACCCTCTTCGGCTACGTCTATACCCTTACCAACAGGTATGTCTGTTCGCATAATATCGTCTAATTGGGCATCACTGAGAACATTCTCAACTTTATTAGTTAAATTACCTACCTCAGCTACATCATCTGTCGCCCCGATATTTCGTAGCCTATTAGTCAGGCTCTTCACTGGGTTATTAACAAGATTGTCAATAAAATTACCCACTTTACCAAGTGTGTTATCAGAGAAAGACAGTTGGTCAGCTATCTTAGTCCACTTAGCTGCTTTAGCCAACTCAGCAGCCTGTTCAGCCTCAGCAGCCTGCCTAGCTTTTAGTAGACTTGGGGTAGTCTCAGCAATACGAGCAGCTTTACTGGACTTGCTAGCCGCCTGCATACCTGCTGTACCGCCAAGTGTGGCAACAGCTGCCAATAATTCTAGGGCACCCTGTGAATAGCGATAAGCGGGCATATTTTGCTCACCACCTATAGCCTCAGCCGACCTATCCATGAATCTATTTACAGCCTTAACTGGGCGATTAAATGTCTTAAATTGATTAGCTATTAAGTTATCTGACGAGCCTTCAACAGTGCCATGTCTTAAGTATTGTATCGGAGCATTGATTAATGTACCACCAAAACCAGCAAGGTCACTGTTGCCTTCTGCGACCCCACCAATCACACGCCCTATAGCAGGTACCACTGTACCCGCACCCCTAACCATACTAACTTGAGCATCTCTAGTGTCGTCAATAATTGACCTGTGTGGGGTTGCTGCCGAAATCTTAGCCTGCCGTGCAGCCCTATCAAAAGCTTGTTCTTGAGTTTCAGTAGCTCTAGGGGTAGTATTTTGACGATTTTCCGATGCTATGCGAACAGCTCGCCGATATTGGTCTGCTTCAGTATTAGCGTCAAATATATCTCGAAACTTGTTACTTAGACTCTGCTCTGGTCGTGCTATTCTGTCGACCACTTGAGGTGCTGGGCGTTGGGCTGAAGCTATTTGAGGCTTGGGAGCTGTAAGCTGGTCTATGGTCCCAAATTGAGACTGTTTATTAGTGTCATTTAAGGTGCCGAACAGGTTCTGTGGTCGTTTAGTAACTGCATCAGCTGGCACATCATTACTAACAGATAAGTTGGGTTGCCGTTGTATAGGCTCTTCTTCACGTTTTTTCTTATCTTCTCTAGCGAATTGCTGTCGCTGACTTTTGTTTTCTTGTTTGTCCCAAAAGTCTAAACCTGACCAAACTTTGTTTAGCCAAGATGCCATGCTAGGCTACCGCTAAATCCCTCTCTTTACGTCTTGGGTCTAATACCGAGAAGATACCTTGTCCAAGTCTACCCTCTGTAGCACCTGATGCTTGCTGTTCTGGAGCAGAGAATGCTGAAACATTAGGAGATGATACCTCTACTGGGGTGGTGTTATATGCACTCACCTTCGCACCACTATTCTGAGCAATTTGAGGAGTAAATGCTGATGACCTACCTATAAATTCGTTCGCACGACCTGTATAACCCGCATCTGAGTATAATCCAGCCATCTTTTGTAGTAAGTCTTGATTAGAGGCTGCATATTCTCTCTGAGCAGCTCGTCTATTGTTCTCCAATACATCTTCATTTTCTTGCCTTTTGCCCTGTAGATTAGTTAAGAATGTGCTTAGAGCATTGTCTGTAGCACTGCGGTTCTCATCAAAGGTATTAAAGCCTTCTCTAATGTCGTTAGCAGTAGTGTTACCGACAGTGTTTTGTACCCAATCCTGAGCAAACTGGTTCCCACCACCTCCACCACCTCTCAAGGCAGACATAAGACCACTTAGACCTTGCCCACCTGCACGAATTGATGCCATTAGGTTAGCGTCATAGTTTTTTTGGTTATTTAAGGTCGATTCATCATACTGCTTGCGTTGCTGTGCTTCTTGGGCATTAAACTGCTTTGTGGCGTTATCATAGCCTGTCTGTGCATTAGCAAGAGCACCAGCTAGAATACCACCAAGCTGGTCAATACTAAGCTGGGTAGCGTCTACGGCTGCTTGGTTTAGTGCTGGCTTAGCTTGAGCTGTGTTACCGTTTTCAGTAGGAGTGGTTGAACTAGCCTTCTGATACCCTTCCCATATTTCCTTAGCACCAGATTGATTCAATGATGACTTTAATTGATTGAATCTATCTGTATCACTACCATAATACATCATACCCTTCGCAAAAGGTGTATCAGCACTACGGTTATAAACGTACCAATTACCTTTCGCATCTTTACCTGTAGTATATTCTTCTGCCATCATTTACCCCTTATCAAAAAAAATTAGTTTTCATAGTTATATTTTACTACTTATGGATACTATTTTCCAATTATGTTATTAAAGGTGCTTTGACCGTTACGAGCGTTCCCTGCTACTGCTGACCATGCGTTGCTCATTTTTTAGGCTTTGTATCTTCCTCTAGTGTTTTCAGAGCCAACAAGACTTGCTCGTGTTGCTGACGAGTGAG